GTATCCGGCTTTGTATGTATTCACACATTCGGTTTTATTAATGTTGGCTTCAACTCTAATAAATTAAAGATAAGATAAATTTTTGAAACTACCAAATCTTTTTTGTTGCGTGGGGTGGAATCGAACCACCGACCTTCAGGTTATGAGCCTGACGAGCTACCGCTGCTACTACCACGCGATATTGTGGAGATGACCGGACTCGAACCGGTGTCTTACCAAGTAATCATAATACCAACGTCTCACAAGTTTATCTAATTTTTCTAAATCAGTAAAATATGAAATTTGATGTATGTGGGAAACAAACTTCTAAACAACCTGGTCTCGGAATTATTTTAAACGAGCTCCGACCTGTGACCCGTATTGTACATTCTTTTTAAATCCCACGATGTATGCGGGAGGGATTAGGCTGCTACAGCGTAATCCATACCTACGAATGCCATAAGGTCATTGTAAGTCATTGTTGACTTTTCGTCATTTATTGTTTCGATACGATATTAAGAGATAGTATCATTTCTCTACTTGTGGTACTACCATTCGCATGGCAATCAATACCAAACATCCCCATATTTTAAAGAACTATTTTATATTTTGTACAAATGAAACAAACTCTTTTAGTTTTTCTACATTTATACTTTTTCTAAACTTCGGTTTCCAAATTGGTTTCTTCGGACTTCTTTTACCATCCAAAAGATAAAACACTTTATCAATGTTTCCTTCATCCATATAATAATTATATGCTTCACTACCAACTGCATCTTCCAATGCCAAAATAAATGTTTTAGGTTTTTCGTCTACTCCGTTTTTAATCCTTCCAAAGTCGGAACTTGCCCTTTCCATAAAACATCTATCCAAATACGCCTTACATTCACATAATCCAACCAATTTTTCAGTATATAAATGTCTATCTACCTGAAATTTTAGTACATATCCATTTTTTGATGTGGAATTTACAAAGTCATTTTTCTTCGATTTTCCACCCTTTTCGGTTTTCCATATTAAGTCAAGTAACAATTCTACCGAATCTTTCATTGTAGAACGTACCATCCCCATTTTACCTTTTTTACCCCATTGGGTAGCTTCATTGAGTTTTTGTTCGTAAAAATCAATGTACCTTTGAATATTTTTGTTTGGCATATCCAAATATACGAAAACTTTTCCAAACTACCAAATAAATCTGAAAATATTTTTTAACTCATTGATAATCAATGGGTTATATATTAAGATATTTTATCATTAAATATTGATAATAGTGTATTTATTAGCTTTTTATTGGACTCTCCTGATAAATGTTCATCTTCCGGACCACCAATAATATCTATAAGACGCATTTTATGTTTTATTGCATAATCTTCAAAATACCAAAATTCATCAAATTTATGAAATCCTAATTTTTCAAATCTATCTTCAAAAATTGGTTTTTTTTCTTCAAACTCTTTTTTTGAATTTTTTGTTTCTACGTTGTTTATCCCAGCCCACAAATACCAATTATATTTTATACCAAAATCATCCATTAATTTTTTAATAATTTGGCATTCCATTAATAATTCTTCTAGTCTGTTTTGTTCATTAAAAAAATATGTTAGCCAATCTGTATAAAATTGGTTATAGATTACATTACATTCACCATTTTCCGTACCAAATGGTTGATTCATAATATTTGTAGAATGAAATGGAATATACTTTCCTTCTAAATCAGAAAAAAAATTTGCTCTATTGAAATAGGTAAATTGTATGTTAAAATATACGTTTCTAACACTTTGCGTAAAACCATTTGTTAGTTTGTATATTTGAGATTTTAAATCTCTAATTATTTTATCGTTTGAATTTCCCCCAAAACAAAAAGCATGTACAAAATGCTCTGGTATTTCACGCCTAAAATCTGTTTGAAAATTTGCAGTGTGTGAACATCCAAATAAGTAAAAATCGTAACTTTTTGATAATCTCATTAAATTATTCTTCTACCTCAACCCAATTATCTGGTTGAATAAGATATTTAACAGCGTGTCCTTCTTCGGTTACTTCAGCCAAATCAACTTGATTAGCATCAATCCAAGATTGAGCATCTTCAAGTGTTAAACCTACTAACCCATCAAGTGGTTTGCTACCATCTACTGTTACATCTACAATGCAATACTGTCCTTGTGCCATTTTTTATTTTTTATTTCTTAAAAAATTATTCTTCTACAACCTCTTGAACCTCTAATACGGTATATCTTTTAGTGATTTCTACACCATCTTCCAATATGATTGCTACTTCTAAATCTTCTTGATTTGCAGCTATAAAAGCATCGGCAGCTTCTTTGGTTATCATACTAGCTGAATCTTCAAATTTAACTACTGAATCTTCTGCTGGTGCCTTTGCATCTACAATAAAATAATATTTTTCCATTTTGTTTTACAATAAATATAAGATAATCGTATAAAACGTAGATTTACCTTCCCACCCATACGAATTATAATCAACCACTTCTACCCCAAATTTTGAATTAGATAACATACGAATATCATCTTCCGTAACCCCATCACAATTTTCAATCAATACAATCTTACCACCTGGATTTAAATAATCTCCAACTTGTTCAAAGAATTTTTTGTGAAATGCCATATCTAAATCCAATGATATTAATTGTTCCTCATCACTTCTATATCCTCCAGGTCTTTCCGTTTTAAAATGTGGTGGATTGGATACAATCGTATCAAATTTATGAACCTTATCAATTGAGTCAAAACAATCGGAATGTATATATTGTACATTAGCGAATTTATTATATTGGTTGGTTTTTTGTATAAAAGATGCAACATCTAAATTAATATCTGATAAAATTAATTTGCTTGCTTTATTTCGTTTTAATAATGTGTAACCTATAAATCCAGGGCCTGAACATATTTCTAATACTTTTCCCGAATCTTTGATTCTTTCCAAAATGTCCGGTTTAGTAATCGCATTATAACCAAAAGTAGTTCCACCACCATCAAATTTTTTATCGTAAAAAACACAAAGATTTCCAATATTAAATTCATCCATATGCATATATTCTAATGTTTCGTACTTAAAATTATTGAAAAAATTTGGTATTTCCAAATCTACTTTTCTTTTTTCATTATAAGAAATATTTTTTAGTAAATTTACATATCATCATATGACTCATCCCACCATTTATCAAATGTTTGGAATCCTAATTCTTTCAACCGCTTTAATAACCCCATATTACCATATGCTATAAATGGTCTTGGAAATGAAAGAGCTCTACCCATTTTTGACATAAAATCCATACGAATTTTTGTTCCTGTATAAAAGTTATCCGATACAGTCTCTGTAATCAAATGTAGAAAGCATTTCTCTAATTTATCAGCTGCGAGATTCCATATTCCGAACAAATCCAATCTTACATCTAAAAAACCATCTCCAAAATTAGAAGATTCATTAAAAGACCAATAGGACTTTTCCCAAAAGTTCATCTCTGTCCATAAATTTTTTACTAATATTCTGTGTTTGGCGGACATATTACCATTACAAGTAAAAATATCTCTTTCAAATCCATTAGGTTGATTAATTTTTCTATTAATATAATTTTGTAAACAATTTGTTGTATCAAAGTGAAACCTATATGTGAGATGTTTCCAACCAAATTGTTCTCTTATCCAATTATCAAATTCATCACCATAAGAATCGGTTATTAAGTAAACATCAAATCCTTTTAAAGTTTCAGATACCCACTTATAAGATTGTATATATTTGTTTGCGATGGATGGCATCCCTGCATTTGATAGGGGTTCGGATGATTGATTGATAACGATTTTATACTCTTTGTAGTGTTTTTGTTTCGATAACCAACTTATAAATTCAGCACCCCACCTATCGAATGTATTGACGCTTTGGCCTTGCATAAAAACGCCATAACTTATTACTATAACCTTGTCTGCATGATTTACTTTAGCAGCCAGTTTATCAATCCCTTTCATTGTAATCCCATTTTGTTTCGGATGGTCTCCATTTTTCGTGGTCTTCGCATCTCCAAATTTCAGTTGAATATCTAAAATAAGGAGCGGCCTTTAAATCCGTTCCGCGTGATGGTTGAAACCAACGTAAACGATTATTTGGTTGTGCGCAGAATTGACCATTATCTAATTTACAAATATTAAATGATTTGTGTTCGTTTGGAGTTTCAGACCAACCCGTATCCACTTCATTCGGCTCAGAATGTGTTGTATCAATAGTAAAGAGATATTCACCCTCTACTTCCGAACGGTCTTTCATTGTACAAATCGTTTTACAACCCCTTAAAACCCTTTTCTCTATTACGGAAATATTATATGATAGATTATCCCAAAGTTGTAAGAAATCCAAAGGAAACACCTTATCTTTTGCTTCCAGAGTCCTCCAACGAAATGCATGTATTGGTAACTTATCGTACACTGCTCCAAATCGGTCTATATAGGTTTCAAATAGTAGAGCACGATTTGGGATAGATTTCACAGTTACCCAATGGCCCCTTTCCCATTCACCTTCACCCATTACTTTGCCCGTATCATCCGTTTGCCAATCGTATAGGAAGCGCTTATCAATGAGCACTTCTATCGGTGGTATGTTTGCAATTAGGTAACTCATACTATCAAAAAATTTTTGTCAAAACGACACTTCCCCCAGCCCCCTATTTTTTGTGTTCTGATGGTTCACAAATTTTTTCTAATTGTTCCCACTTATATTGTGGCTTCTGATTTAAAAATACAAAACATTTCCATTTACCTGATTTTTCAAAGTAAATGTGTTTTTCTAAATAAGATGGGATTGCTGCGTTTGTAGGTATTCTTTTTACTGGTTTATCGAAATGAATTGTTATTAATACTGTCAGATTTTCTACATCATCCCATTTTCTTTCTTGCTCCTCTAACAATCTCCACTCACCTCTATTAAGATATTGGTCTTGTAGAATACAATTTAGATATGAGAATGTTTGCTTTAGATTTACCATATTATCAGAAAATGTTGCAGCTGGTGCACCATGTCCTTTATCGTATATGTTAGCCTTATAATCATCCGCATCTGATGTCTTAATACCCTTCTCGGTATAGAAATCCATTGTACCTCTATTAACGTTTGTAGGTCGATTTATTGAACGATACTTAATCCAAAGTGGTTGCTCCAATGATTGTGAATAAAGAGTTTCAAATACATTGTTTTTTACTCTAACTGTGTCTTGTCCGTAAGATGCAATTCCTATTAAAAGTATTGCAATTAAATTAAATAGTTTTTTCATTAAAATCGTGATTTTCATAATAAGTATTAAATATTTTTACCATTTCATCCATTTTTTCGTATGGTAGGTGCTTTGCTGTATTTCTTAATAAAAAGTAATCGCATCCGGATTCCGATTGATGAAATTGTGGTATTCTATTAAAGGTGGTTTCTATGTATTTTATAATATTTCTGTTTAAATCGTTCTGAAACCCATCTATATTTTTAAAAGTACCATTTGTTGGATGCCCCATATTAGCCAATTCATCAATTACCTCCGAAGTTGCTATGTAGTACATATCCTCAAATAAAAATATTGACCTTTTATTTTCATTTTTTTGTAACAGATTGATGTGCTCTCTTAAAAATACATCCATTCTAAAACAAAGGTCCCCTCTAACTTTTAAAACGTAATCGTATTTAAATCGATTTTCTTTTTCGTAATCTTTTTTTAGTTCATTGACTTTCCAAAAAGAATACATCCAATGCGTACCTGAAAATTCTTTGGTATCTTCTACTTCTTTTCTAAATTTTAAAAACGGTGTAATTTCGTGCTTTACAGGTTTGTATATTTCTAAAAATTGATTTAGGTATTCCTCTTTCAATTTTATAGCATCCCAATCGAATGTTGGTGAGTGTGACCCGTGATAATCATTTCTTTTATATGTGGTAATATCCCAAGTATGTACAAAAAAATCACAAATGCCGCAATACAATACATAACGAAGTTCGCTCTCCATAAACTTCCTGTCAGTAATATCAGGGAATATTGAGCGGCATCGAACCCAAAAGGATTGAAGAAAAGAGCTAGGAACAAGCTCAAGTCTTTGTATAGCATCATCCTTTTGCTTTTTTGCGATATTGTTTCTCTTATTTTGTTTATCACCGTCGTCCATGTGTGTTAGTTTCATTAACAATCGGCATAACCTTTAAGATAAATATAAATTATAAAATTAATCTACTACCAATTAATACATTGTGTAAGAATGGTGAACCAGGTGCTGTGTTTAAGTTTGCTTTGTAGTTTATGCTGAATCCAAATCTTTTACTTATTTTGTAATCTATTGATGTTCCTAATAGAAATCCTGCGTGTCTATTTACCATTGTCATTTTTGTATCCGCATTGTAAGATATGGGGGATACCATCATAAATACTTGTGGTGATAGTGTAAGTTTTTTACTATATGGATATGGTTTAGTCCAAAATCCTACAGCTGATGTTACTAAATTATAATCAAATCCTGTATTTGTTGCATTTCTTAATATCAAATTGATTGCTCCCAAATTATATCCATATGTTCCCCATTTTGGATGCGGTCTAACGTAGGTATAGGATAGTAAATTCATAAAGTTACCATCCAAATATGCAAACGTAGTTCCATATGAGTGTATTGCTTTTAATGAACCTTCTTCAAATTCCATTTTGGTATATCCACCACTCAATGCAAATTGCTTTAGGTTACTCCATATCATTGCGTTTGCCGAAAATGTTTCATCACCCGCCATACTTGCTCTACTCCAACCCAATCCGATAATCATATTTAATCTCCTATCAGGGTTTTGTGCTGCTGTTAAGTCCGAAGCAAACATCATTGGATTTAGATTTCCACTTTTTTTCTTTTCTTCTTTCTTCTCTTCCTTTTTTTCCTCTTTCTTTTCTTCTTTTTTCTCATCGGATTTTTTTTCTTCTGATTTAGACTCTTCCTTTTTTTCTTCACTCTTGCTTTCCGATTTAGATTCTTCTTTAGATTCAGATTTACTTTCTGATTTAGTTTCAGATTTAGATTCCGTTTTAGTTTCAGTCTTTGTTTCTGTTTTACTTTCCGAAGATGAAGAACTACCCCCACTTTGTGATGAAGATGATGAAGAACTACCCCCACTTTGTGACGTACCACTACTTGCAGGTGGTGCCGATGATGTTGGTGGTGGGGTTGATGCTCCTGCACTACTACTTGCAGCTGTACTTGCAGATGAAGATGCTGCCGATGATGCTGAACTACTTGCTGCAGATGAAGCAGCTGAACTTGCAGCCTGTGATGCGGCTGAACTTGCTGCTTGTGATACTGTGTTTTGAACTGTCTGTTGAACTACTTGGTTAGTAGGACATGCTAATGTAGAATATTGTGCATAGACGGTATTTAACCATGCTTGCACCGTTCCATTTGCTACTTCTGTTGGTGTGAATGTTCTGACTTGATTATAAAAAGATATTACCGCATTTCCGTTTATATAAGTTGTGGTAACTATCTTTACTTCCCCCGTACATTTATCTACATACGATTGAGTATAGGTTTGTCCGTTAGCTTGAAAAGCAAACAATAATCCTATAGCAAGACCGATTAACCATTTTTTCATTACCTTTTACGTGGTTCAAATTTTCTAATAGGTGTCGATGGTTGTGGTCTTTTTGGTTGTATTACAATAGGTCTTTGTCTTTGTATAATAATTGGATTATAAAATGGAGTATTCCAACCATAATTAAAAAATAATGGGGATGGAACGTATAAGTCATCATATATTACCCTCTGTCTCTTTATTGTAGAATCTTTTGGGTCAACATAGACATATCTAACCGGTGCACAAGCCGATAAAAATAATAAAATTATAAAAATTAATTTTTTCATATTTGACACATTTTTAAAAATTCATCTTTATCAAATATAACATCTTCATTTCTGAATTTTGCCATCATTGCTACTGCTATATCTTTTCTATTATCTTTGTCTTTTACCATTTTAATTATTTCCGCAACACCTACTACCATATCTCTATCATTTGAGTGGTCTGGACTTGCTTCTTTAATTAAACTACTTAACTTTATCATTATTTTGTAAATATTCCTTTCTTAATCATTCTATCCAAAATTCTAGCACATGCAATATCCAATGCTTTCTTTGTTGCAATTGAAATAGTTGATTGATTGAATTTAACTTCATCAACAGTTGCATCTGATAAGAATGTTAATTCCCTTGTAGTTTTTGCTTCACCCAAACCACTTGCTCCGAATACTACTCCAGTTTCTGCATCCGTAAATCTAACCTGTAAACCGATACGGGTTACCATCATATTCTTAACACCATCTTTAAGGTTTATGGTTTCATCTTCCGATACTGAATAATCGTAACACTCAATTGTTACAAAATATTTAGCCAAATTGATTTTACCTCTACCTTCGATTTTGTTTTCAGAAATACCAGCATTTGATGCTTTAAATTGTTGCACCATTCTATTCTTAATTTCTGTTTTATCTTCGGTAAATTTAAAACGATTGAGGTTTTCCAAATATTCCATTGAGATATTAGCTACACCCAAACCTACTCTCTTTTCTTTTAGTTCTGGATACATTTCATACATCTCATCAGAAATACCACATTTTAAGATTTGAATAGGAATTTGAGGTCCTTCATAATCTAAAAAGTTAGAAATATCGATTGCGGTTTCAAATGATGCTTTATATTGTTCAGTTTTTGTGCTTCCCACAGTTTGGGCAACCACAGCATTGCTTAACAAAAAGCCAACGAATAATACGAATAATTTTTTCATACATAAATCTTTTACTATAAATATAAAAAAAGGGAGTTTAGATACTCCCCTTCGTTTATCCTAATTCTTCTTCATCCGGTTTATTTCCCTTCTTTGCGTTGATAAATTTATCAACTGAAGCGATACCAAATGCACCTAATGTGATTACCATAAATCCATCAAATACAAATTCGTGGATTGGCATTTCTCTACCCATTACACCTGTTACGATGTCTACTGAAAGGGTAACAACCATCATTAAAAATGCTCCGAAACCAACTACTGATTTTTCGTTGATTGTGTTGTTGTCATTAAATAAATCTTTCCAAAATCCCATAGCTTTTAGTTTTAATTGTTATTAACTATGTAACCTTTAGCCTACCATTTCAGCGGCTTCATCTTTTATCTTACCACACTTCAAACATTCCAAATCACCATCGTTATCGGAATCGCCCCAAATGTGTTCACATTGTCTATGTGCAAAATATACATCTATCTTACCATCACCATCAAAGTCAATACCATCCATTTGTCCATCACCATCTTCATCTACCTCAACACCAGTTCTTGGTTGTGATTTAGGTTTTGTATCAACTACGTCAGCTTGAACCTTATTTTCAGTATATGAAACATCAGTTGGTTTGTTAGCTTCGATTAAGTTGATTTCATGTGCGTGATTTGCAGCTTGTACAAACGCGTCTGGAATAAGTGGTGTTACAGGTTTGTTACTTTCTTTCATATCGTTTGTATGTGAAAGAGATACACCATCTTCCTCATCCATTTTCTGAACTAACATCTTATCCTTATCGGTATCACTAAACCAATAGTCGATGATTTTACCATAAGAACCAATAAATGCACCTAATAAAAGGAGTAATAATTCTTTCCATTCACCTGCTATTGGAGTTTGTAAACCAATTGCTGCGAACATACCTGCCATAATAAACATAAATCCACCCAATACCAATGCGGTAATGAACCATCTACGTTTCATCATGTTGGCCAATAATTCTCTAAAGCCTGATTGTTGTTCTGCCATTTTATTTATAATTTTTCAAAACTTCGTTATTCAATTTTATACGCTTAGCCGTTTTCCTGCCAGCTTTTATACTGCGTGAGTTGTAATGTTTCTTTTTAGAGCGTGCCATACCTTACCATTCAGCAGGTTTCTCTTTAAACTCATCACCATCTTTCTTCTTAACAGGTGCTGCTGCAGGTGCTGCTTGCTTCTCAATCACTTTCTCTTTAATTACGGTAGTTCCACCTGCCGCTTGAGATTGTTGGTTTGAGTTTGTAATGTTAATTACGGGTGCAGCTGCCGGGGCAGGTGCTGGTTCATCACCACCGCCTGTGATTTGAGTGACACCCCAAGTTCCTAATCCCATTACTGCAGTTGTAACGACACCGATAACAGTCTTTTTAAGACCCGACCAAGTACCGTCATTTGATTGTTCTAATTCTTCTGACATAATTGTTTATTTTATTGTTTATTAAAATCTGTTATTCCTAATTGAACACCATTTCTATCATATAATCCAATTCTATATGCCGATACAGGCAATGCTGCGGTATATACTTTTAGGATATTATCACCGGTGTTCAAATATACTTCTTCTTTTGATACTACTCTGTTAGCAATATCTAAAATTCTTATATTCACAGTTTGTGATGTTTCGACTTTTACATTCATTGCTACTTCGGATGTCACAAATGGTGATTGTAATTTTATACCAACAGAATTTTCAATCTTCAAACTGTTATCCAC